GCCGTGCCGGCGTAGCGGCCCCCGGCCTGGATGCGCGCGAGGGCGAGCGGGTCCAGCTTCGCCTCGGCCGACACGCGCTCGAAGCTCGCGAGACGAGCCTGGTGTTCGGCGTCCGCGAGTTCGTCCTTCTGCTCGGCGCGCCGGCGGCCCTCGAGCCATTCATTCCGCGCGAGGGTCTGTTCGCCGCTCGAGAGGGGCGTGGTCGACCACGGCCTGATCGCGGACTTCGTCTCGAAGGGGGCGCTCGCGCTCGCGAGGTCTGGTTTCTTCCCGGCGCGAGAGGTGATGAAGTCGGCGCCCTTCGGGTCGCGGATGCCCGCCAGGGCCTCGCTCTCCGAGAGCCAGCCAGCGCCTCCCTCCACCGCCGCGGACCCGGTTGCAGGGTCGACGGCGGTGATGCCACCGCTCGCGCTGCGGACGAACCGGACGGGACCGGAACCTTGGGGCTCCCCGGTCCCCGGGAGAGCCATCGGAGGATGGAATGCGCCCGGCCGGCCGGCCGGTGCGGTGCCGGCGGCGGGCTGGGGGGCCTTTCCGGGGAGCTTGGTGGTGGGGCTGTAACCACCGCCGGGCAGAGCGGGGCCGAGCTCGAGACGGCCCGGCTCCGGGGCGCCCGGATCGTTTCGATCAACCCCAGCCGCCGTCCTGTCGACGACCATGACGCCGAGGTTCTTCTTCTCGGCCGCCTTGCCGGCGTCACGGGCCGCGGCCGCGGCGGCGACCCTGTCGGCGACGACCGAGCGGTCGGGGATCGTCCGCGGACTGGGTGGGATCGCCTGGTCGAGGGCCGCGTTCCAGTTGCCCGACACGAGGTTCTCGGCGATCCCGTAGTCGGCGGGGTCCTTCGGGTCGAGCATCGTTCCGGGGAGGGCGCGGCCCATCTCGCCGGCCAGCGTCTCGTAGGTCGAGGGCTCTCGGGGTGCGGCGGGGCGGAGCGAGGCCTCGTAGGCCTTCTTCCTCTCGGACCAGGGGATGTCCATCGGCTACCTCCGCGTTCCGTCCGACCAGCGCTTCTCGAGGATCTGAGCGAGGAGCTTCCGATCCTTCTTCTTCGGCTTCTTCGAGCCCACGTAGGTCGCCTTCGTCTCCTCGGACGGGAACGGCTCGTGGCGCAGGAACTCGTCGAGCGGGGCGAACGGCGTCTTGAAGTTCTTCCAGTTCGAGATCACGGCTTCAGCCTCGACGGCGAGAATCGGGCAAGTCCACCGGCGCGCCGGTCCGCATCGAGCCGGGGACGGCGTTGTACCCTTGGCCCGCAACACGCAACTGCTCGTCGTTCGTCGCGGCGCGGCGGGCGAAGTCGGCCCGCGCTCGATCGTCGGCCTCCTGCCTGATGAGACGCTCTCGCTCGGCACGGGCCGCCGCCTCCGAGCGCTGCGCCCGGTCATTCGCATCGGACTGCGTCGTCAGCGCCATGTCCTTCCCGCGCGTCCACTCGCGAAAGGCGATGGCGTCGCGCTCAGGCAGGGGCTCCATTCGGCGCACCTGGAGATCCATGACCTCGTTCCAGCGGCTCATCAGGGAGTCGAGGTAGGGGTTCATTCCGGAGATCGGCGGCGGCTGGGCAACGTCGGCGATGCCTCCGGGCGGGGGGATTCTGCTGGGTGGGAACTGAATGGGCACTCGCGCCTCCCTCTAACCGTAGGACGTGTTCGACGTCATCGACTGCGAGAACATGCCGCCCATGAGGCGGCTGTAGAAGTCGAGGAGCGCGTTGTTCGCCGAGACGGCCGCTCCGGTGTCGATGCCGTACTTCTGGACGTCGATCCCGTACCGATCGAGCTTCTGCGCTCCGGTGCCCATCTGCGCCTGCAGGTCGATTCCCATTCGCGAGGTGCGCTCGCCGGCCTGCCCTGCGGCCGCGGCCGTGGAAGCCCCGATCGACTGGCCGATCTGCGACTCGCGGCCGAGCTTCTCCTGGGCGAGCCCGGCGTTGATGTCGCGCTGGCCCTGCGCTCGAAAGCTCGCCTCGTCGAAGGGGATCCCGGCCGCTGCCGCGGAGGCCTTCGCCTGAACCACCTGGGCCTCGAGGTTGTCGGCCATGCGCTGCGTCATCACGTCCATGACGTGCCCGGTTCCGCTCTGGAGTTGCTCGGTGTAGCCGCGCTGGGAAGCGAGCGCCGCCGCCATCTCCGGGTCGTAGGCGGCCGCCGGGTTGATGGGCTGCAGGTCGGGCCGAGGGACGGCCGAAGCGGTCGGCGGCTGATACGCCGGCGGCTGCCAGCCGGCGGCCGCGCCGCCGGGCCCGCCAGCGGCCGGACTCCTGGGCGCCGGCTGTGGATGCTCCACGGACTTCGTCTTCGGGTTCCAGCTCGTCCCGGCGATCGACGGGCCGCCACCCTTCCCGGGAAGGCTCAGCATCTCAGTAGGTCCGGCGCGAGAGCGCGGTGTAGGCGTCTCCCGGCGCGACCATGTCGGCCATGGGCGGCCGCTTGCGCGGGTCGGCCTGGCCCGGCGGCAGCACGCCGCTCTGGCCCGGCGGCAGCACGCCGCTCTGGCCCGGCGGCAGCACGCCGCTCTGGCCCGGCGGCAGCGCGCCGCTCTCGCCCGGCGGCAGCGCGCCGGGCGGAGGCGCCACGGGCACGGGGGGTCTCGCCACAGGCGACGGGAGCGTCGGTTGGGCCGGGTAGCCGGCCGCAGGGCCGACCACCGGGACGCCACCCGGCATCGTCGCGGCGGGGATCTGGAAGCGGGCGGCGGGAAGGGCCGGCGCCGGAGCGGGGAAGGCCGCCGCTGCTGGGGGCGGAGCGGGCGCTGGCGCTGGCGCGATCGGGGCGAGCGCCTGACCGCCCGGGGGCGCGCCGGCCCCCTTGCCGGACGGCTGGCGTCCACGATGCTTGCCCTGCGGGGCTGTGCGGCGCGGCTCCATGGTCTGGGGTGGCATTGGCTACCTCGCTCCTATTCTACGGGACGACGCAAGCGACGGTTCCGACGACAGGTTCGGCGAGCGACACGCCCGCGGAGTCGACGAGCTGGAGCGACAGGCTGATAGTCTCGCCGGGGAGCTGGCTGATCGTCGCAAACGACCCGGTGAGGTCGGGAGTCTGAAGCACCAGTTCGTCGTCGATGTCTTGGTCTCCGGTGCCGATCAGCCGGAGAGTGATCGGCCAGACGGCAGACCCGTAGTTGTAGACGAGCGTGACCGTCGGATCGTAGGTCACCGCCACGTCCGCGTAGACGCCGAAGAGGACCGGATTGTCTTGAAGGTCGGCGCTCGCGTTGCCTTCCGATCCGTGGATCTCGACCGATGCGCTGAGATTCGTCATCTGCTCGACACCGCGCGCGGTAGCGCCGGGGAGCCATACGCCCCCGAAGCCGCGGTACTCGAGGCCGATCGGCGCGACGGCTCGCGACTCGAACGTAAACCCGCGGCCCACGCATTGCTCCGGTACGAAGTGGTGAACAGTCGCTGGAACGTAGAGGAACTTGAGGGTCTGCTTGCTGGACCTCGCCCGGTGAATCGTCCTCGTCTCTTCCTTGCGGGAGGCCGCAATGCTGATCTTCCAGAACGAGAGGTCGTTGTCGGGCAGGGCGCTACGCCAGGCCTCCTCGTCGCCCCCACGAACGTAGAGCGACCAACTCGTCAGCTCGGACTTGACGTAGAACCACAGTTGCGTGACCTGCTTGCCGCTCTCGCGATCGTCTCCCGGCTCGAAGAAGAGCTGATGCCCGCTTCGGATGAGCAGTTGCTTCTGGAGGAGATCGTCGTCGTCGTCCCCGTCGGTCCAGTCCTGCTTCCGAATGATCCCGTCGCAGGACCCGAACACGAGCTCTCCCTCCTCGTCGTAGAACCCGGCAGAGTCGAATCGGTACTTCATGTCGAGCGTCCACTCCGGGTGCGGAGCGGAGCCGGCCATCGAAGGCTCGAACTCGCCGTAGTAGCCGCAGTAGCTCACGGTCCCCGGGAAGATTTCGGTGCGCTCGTACTCCTCGCGGTCGGGGCGCCGCGTCACCCACATGTAGACCTTGTTGATCCTGTCGTGGAGCGCGAAGCCGGAGAGGAAGTCCTGCTTGTTCGTGACCCAGTCCTCGCGCCAGAGCGGCTGAGTCTCCTTCATCAGGTAGCGGAAGCCGCCGTCGTAAAGCCAGATGCCGTCCTCGCTGGGGAACCACAGCTTGTTGTGGATCTCCATGATTCCGAAGTGGCTGATGCAGCCGACGTCGCTGTCCAGCTTCTCCATCATGAAGTCGTTCTCCCCCGAGCCGAACTGCCGGACGAGGTAGCTGTTGCGGAGGCAGAAGACGACGAGTTCGTTGCGGCCCTTCGCGATGCCAGTCACCTCCTCCTTTCCGAGCGTGTCGAGGAACGACGCCGGGCCCACGTACTGGGGCTGGCCCGGGTTCGAGCGCCAGAGCCGGTAGGGGAACTTCGAGTTGGAGGCGTACCACATCCGACCCTGCCACTCGCAGGCGTAGCGGGTGTCGGGCGGGATGCCGTGGTCGTAGCCGTTCGCCGCGTAGGTCAGTTGCGTGGTCCGCACGTTCTCGACGTAGGTGGTGATCCCGTAGGGCGCCTCCCAGACCGTGCGGAAGTCGGCGCCGTCCATCGAGACGTAGCCGCGGACGTGGGTGACGCGCGACTCCGCGCTGCTGCGGTCGATGTTCGACCAGGAGCGACCCTGGCCGGTCAGCGCCCCCACGTCGACCACGTTTCCGAAGTTGCTCTCGGCAAGTACGATCGGGCCGGCCTTGTGCAAGAAGGTGATCGCCGCGAGGCAGAGTCCATCACTGCCGCCAGTCCCGGCACCAGGAACAACCGCAAGGTGAGCCGTGGGCGACTTGATCCCGGCGAGGCGCCAGCCGCCATGGTCCTGGCGGAAGCGGACTAGCGGGCGGGTGTAGTAGCCGATGACGTAGAGGTCGCCCCGATACCAGACCAAGCACGGCCGCCGGCCTGTCGCGACAAGGCCTTCGGCCGCGAAGAATGCGGGCAGTACGATCCCACCGCTGTCGTCTCCGAGGGCTCCAGCCTGCGCGTAGATCAGCATGCCCTAGCCGTCCACCCCCGCGTCACGGGGCGCCCCCGAGGCATCCCCGAGTAACCACGTATGCGGAGTCGACGGCCGCTTGGACTCCGCCGGTCCAGACCACTACGGCCGATGCCGTCAGGTCCAGTGCGGCCTCGATTGCATCGCCTTCCGGGCCGTACCATCCGCCCGCATAGAGTCTTCCCCCTACGGTCTTGATCCAAAGGTCCCAGACGTTCGCTGCGTCCCTCCTCTCCCAGCGGTATTGGGCGGAGCCTGCTCCGGAACCGACGTAGGGAGCCTTGTAGACGCGACTCTCCATCGAGGCCTCGTACTCGTATATGGCCCCGGCGACGAGTTGTTGGTTGAGGACGTCAACGGGGAGATAGAGTAAGGGTCTCGGTTGCAAGGCGACCGAGGCTTCGCCTTGCGCCGTGTAGGTAGCCGCCTCGAATGTAGCTACCCGGACGTCCCACGCGCCCGAGGATCCCATCTCGAATGCCCAGATGCCGCGACCGTCAATCCACGAGCCGCTGTACAGGACCTTCATCAGGCCCTGGAATGCGATGATCCCGCGACCGCTGTACGTCTCCTTGTAGGCGCCCCAGTGATCGACTTCGAGCGCCAGTTCGCCTGGCGCAGCGGGAGCCCCGCCGGTTCCGTAGTCGTAGACGAGACCCTTCGCGAGCTCGGTCCAGGTCCCGGCATCGTTGAGGTATCCGACGTAGTCTCCATGTGTGCCGTCGGTCGATCCCATCACGAATGGACCGTCGGCCTGGGCGCCGATGAGCGGCGGCAACATCGCCACGCTGAGTCCGGTTTTCAACTTGATGGTGGTTTCGGCCACGCCGTCCCAGCCAACGACCGCAACGGTGTCGGCGGTCCCGATCATCAGCATGAAGAGCATCTCGCGCACGACGGGGCTGTCAGGAGTCGCTGGGTCGTCGACCCTTCTCGACCAGACGAGTACATCGGCCACCCTACTGATCGTTTCTCCGGACTCGAACGGGTTCTTGGGGTAGAAGACGACATCCGAGACCCCAAGTGGATAGCCGAACGGGAAGAGCAGGTCTGGCGCTCCCAAGAGCCCAGTCGTTCCACAGCTACGTTGGTCGTCGCTCGCGAGCTCCCTTGTTCGCTCTGGAAGGTCCATGGCGATCAGCGCGAGTGCGACTGCGGCGTCGTCTTGCGAGTCAGGCTTCGGCATCTCCATGAAGGTATGGGCACGTCCGTTGAACAGGAACGGGAAGCCTTGGGTAAGCGGCTCGATCACCTTACTTCTGTCGCCCACGGTCTGCGAAGGAGCACCGTAAGCCACAGCCACGAACTCCGAGTACGTCGGATCTCCGCCCTGCGGCCAGATCGCCCGAAGCGTCATGGCGTTGAGCGGCTGCTGGTCTCCGAGCGTGCCTTGCGGGGCCCCAGGGTAGAGCAGAAGCTCCTGGCCCTGCTCGTTTCCGTCCTCCGTGATTCCGTCGATACACTCAGCGACTGTCGTGTCGAAGACCTTCGTCATGCCGGGCCTCGAGAACAAGCCGCTGGGCGTGATTCTGGCGTTGATGACCATGTGGTGCTTGTTCGGCGGAATCGTGGCGGGGTCGCCGGCCCTGAAGATCCCACCGAGGGGCGGGAGACCCCCGACGCCAGTCCGGAACTCGAACGGCTTGCCGCCCGGGGAGAGCGTTCGCCGGGGCATCAGCTACCCCCGAAGAAGCTCGGGAGCTGGTGGAGAGCGCTGTTGAAGCGCGAGCGTTCGCGCTTCACTGCGTCGAGGGCCGCGGCGTACTCGTTCTGGTACGTCGTCCAGCGTTCGTCGCCCTTGCTCTCTCGGAGCTTGGCCTTGAGACCCTTGCAGAGAAGCGTGATGTGGAACTCCTCGGGGATGTGGGCGGTCGCCACGTCGCCGCGCGCCACGTCCCATGCGACGGTTCCGGCGTCCGGCGTAGCGGGAGCGCCCACGATCTCGTAAGTGAAGGTTGTCGCGCCCGTGACGATGATGCGGACGCTCCCGTCGTAGGCCGAGTCGTCGGCGTCGGCGATCACGACCCAGTCGTCGGTGGTGAACGAGTGGGCCGTCGGAGTCGTGGCGGTGACTGTGGTGCCCGTCCTCGCCAAGCCGACGGCGGTCGTGTCCGCCGCGTCCGGGTCCTTCGCGTCGAGGAGGCGCGGTGCCTTTCGGCAGTAGTTGAGCTCCAGCGTCAGCGCGGTCGGATTCGTCGTGATCTGGATGAGGTCGCGCAGGGCGTCGATGCCCACGGCCTCGATGTCGAAGATCGAGTAGACGCTCGGGGAATCGCTCTCCGTGCCAGCGGCGCGCAGATCGAGGATCACCTGCTCGTTCTTCTCGTCGAGCTCGCCGCGGGACGCCGACGCCGGGCCGAGGTAGAGGGGCCCGTAGGGGCCCACCCGAGCGAAGTCCCACGGGACCGCCACGCGCCCCGATCGCGCCGGAACGGTCAAGGTCGCGCTCGTCTTGCGGCGGGGCCACGCGCGGGCCACGTAGCACTCGAGGTAGACCTCGCGGAGGTAGACGAGTGCCCGGCGACGGCGCTCGACGTAGGCCTCGTCCGACTCGCTGACGTTGTCGCCGTAGGCCAGGCCGTTGTCGATGATCTCGCTCGTCCTCAACGTGCCCTCCCCGGGCGACTGGTCGTCCTACTCGGCCGGATCGCCCTCGTGCGCTTCCGTCTCGCTGTCGAGCCGCTGCTCGAGGCGAGCGTCTCGCTTCAGCCTGATCTTCTGGCGAACGAAAACCATCTGCGCCTCGTCGCCGTTCATTATCGCTTCCAGCTCGGTCTTGGAGAGCTGGACCCTGAGCGCCTTCGCCTCGGCGTAGAGGTCCTGCCCGGTCGACGTCGTCGAGAGCGGGATGGTCGCCGGCGGGGCGTCGACGGTGTAGCGGCCCTCGAGGGCCTGGCGAAGCTCGATGTCGCTGAACTTCGGCCGCGCCTGGTCGCGAGAGCGCAAGTGGGCGATCGCCCACATCACGTCCTGCTCGGAGGAGCTCGGCGGCGGCGGCTCGCCCTTGTCCTCGAACTTCTTCCGCCGCGTCATTTCCTTCGCCACGACCTCGCGGGCGCGAAGGTCCTGGCTCGCCTCGTAGAGGGGCAGGCCGATGTCCATGGCCGTGAGCACCTCGTCGGGGGTAGAGACGATGTTGAAGCCGCGCTGAAAGAGGTCGTCCCTGTCCCGGATCAGGTACTGTGCCATCGCCTGCACGTCGAAGACGATCTGGTAGCCGCCGGTCGGCGTCTCGACTGCGACGTCCTTCACGAGCGTCGTGCCGCGGATCAGCGTCCCGCTCTTGCTCCTAGCGCTGGGAAGGCGGTAGGGCGACGTCGGGCCCGGGACAGCGGTCTCAAAGCGGGGCGGCACCCAGATTTCGTCGGCGTCGTACTTGATGACGATCGGCTGCTCTCCGGGCCACACGAGGATCGCCTCGTTGAGGCGCGACCAGAGCTTACGAACCTGCATGGGTCTCTCCAAGGTCCTGAGCGGGGGCGACCCGCCCGAACGTCTTGTCGGTCCGGGGCGACCGGCCGACAGTGACGAACGGCCGGCGGTCGCCGAAGGGCTGGGGCTTGAGGCCCGCCGCCTTGCGCGCCGCCTGCTCGTCCATGAATCGCAGGTACTGCTTCCATCCGTACTCGCTCACCTCGTTGGCCTTGCGAAGGAGGTACGGCTCGAGCTCCTTCCGCTTGCCCTCGATCTCGGCGAGCATGTGCTCGTACTCGCGCTTCTCCCGCTCCTGCTTCTCCCGCGCGAAGCGCTGCCAGGTCTCCTCCGTGATGCGGTTGAACATCCAGCGGCACCAGCGGTAGAAGCTCCAGTCCCACGGGAGGTAGCCGCCGGGGCCGCCCTGGTGTCGGTACTGCTCCGTCGACTGGTCCTCGAGAATGGCGTCGAGGAAGTTCGGCGGCTCCGAGTGGTCGTTCGCCGGAAGGTCGACGCGGAAGGATCGTCTCATGTAGCGCGGAACCGGGTAGTAGCGGCCGATGCCGTGGTGGACGACCTGCAGGGGTCGGAACGACCCGGGGGTCCCCCAAGTCTGGACGCGCCAGATCGGGATGAGCCCCGGGTCGAACTCCCGGACGGCGGCGGTCACGGCAGGGTCCTTCTCGAACCCGGGCACCGGGACGCAGGTGTAGTGGTCCGGTCCGATCTGCCGAAACCCGTCGGTGAGGCCCACGCCTACCGGCCGTCGTCCGTGTTGGCGATGATCCAGAGGACCTGGCTGGCGGCGGAGCCGACGACGTGCCAGTGGTCGGTGTCGACGACGAAGGGTCGATCCCCGGACTGGGGGCCGAGGTTCAGGATGACCCCGGCCTTCAGCTTCAGGTGCTCGTTGGCGGGCACGTTCGTCACGTCCACGCCTCCGATGTAGAGCGAGCCCGAGTTGTCCGGGTCCGCGTACAGCGTGAACTGGCAGAACTGCTTACCGGTGACACCCAGGACGGCGGAGAGCTTCGCGCGCGTCGTTCCGCCGTCGAACTTGCCGAGCTGCAGGGACATGGTTCCTCCTCAGTAGGTCGCGAGGGTGGCCTTCACCCAGTTCGCGCCGGAGATCGTGTTGGCGGCGGCGCACAGGTAGAGGCCTGTCGCGTCCCAGCGGATGTCGCCCTTCGCGCCGGCGGTGCCGTCGACGCCCGTCGGGGTAGCCGAGAAGGCGTCCGACACCGAGTACTCGGGGTTCGGGGCGGTGAGCGTGATCGAGTTCCCCGCGACCCCCTTCGTAAGCGCGGTGAGGACGATCGTGTTGGGGCTCGTGTCGAGGACTCCGACGGCCGAGGTGTTGGCGACCGGCGCCATGTACTTCCCGCTCGCGGCGTTGTCGCCCACCCCCACCGCTGCCGCCATGTTGATTGCGTTGTTCAGGTTGGTCGCGGAGTCGTCGGCGCTCGTCCCCTTCTTCACCTCGTAGTTCGCGGCGACAGTGGTCACGAACTTGTAGGTCTGGGAGCCGAGGACGACCGACTCGGCGTCGAGGCCCCCGGCGAGGCTGGCGTCCGGGAAGAACGCCGAGCCGGCGAACGTCGCATCGAGGGCGATCGAGTTGGCGGCGGTGCCTGCCGTCCGCCCGGTGAGGGTGAGCGTGCCCGTGCCGGCGCCGGTCGTCGACGCCGTTGCGGACACGAGCGGGTTGGCCGCCGCCGCCTTCCAGTCGGTGTTCTCGGCGCAGCCGGTCTTGTTGAGCGCGCAGACGAGGTTCGCGATCGTTGCGTCCGCGGTCCCGCGCAGGACGTCGCCCTCGGCGGCGACGGTCGCGACGAACTTGTACGTCTTCGGGGTGACCCCGTCGGTGATGATGACGGTGTCGTTCGCGGCCGCCAGGTTCGCGTCGGTGTAGGTGTAGACGTAGGTGGCGGCGGTGAGGACCGCGACGTTCGTCCCGCTGTAGGCGAGCGTCCCCGTGGCGGCAACGGCGTTGACAGGCGTCACGAAGTTCGCGTCGGTGATGTGGCCGGTGAGCTCCCCCGCCACGTTCCCGGACACGTTCCCGGTGACGTTGCCCGTGAGGTTGCCGGTCACGTTTCCGGTAAGGTTCCCGACGAGGGCCCGCGGGTTGGGGACGATGCCCGGGGCGCCTCCGATCTGGGCGGCTGCCGGCCCTGCGACGAGCAGGGCCAGCAGTGCGACGAGAAGGCGGCGCATGGTTACACCTGCTCCAGCGTGCCGCACTCGAGGTAGGTGAGGTACGCCGCCGAAGTCGAGCCGGCCTCGTTCTTGTAGTCGAAGAACGGGACGATGGCCTCGGCGTCGGCGAACTGGAACTGCGCGGACTGGGAGGTGACGTCGTCGCCGTCGAGCAGGAAGCTCACCAGGCCGCTGCCGCCGACGCGCACCTCGAGCTCGTGCTCCTCGGTGTCGGCCCAGTCCTGGGTGGTGTCCACGCTCACGGGGGTCGTGGTGAGGATCTTGACGATGTTGATCGTCCCGATGACGACCTGGAAGAACGCGCCCTCGTCGTAGTCCTGGGGGTCGTCCTGGATGGCCTCGCTCTTGCGGAAGCCGCAGGCGAGGCTCCCGGCGCCCGAGACGTCGGTGATGACGAACCGCGCGCGCATGAAGCGGCCCTTGTCCGGCGTCTGGCCGGCGGTGCGCTCCACGGTCATGAGCCACGGCCCGAGCAGGCCGCCGGGGACGTACTGGGCCCCCTCGGCGTTCGTGGCGTCGAGGCTGATCTTCAGCCCCAGCGCGTTCGCCGCGGGGCCGAGCGCCGTCGCGGCGCCGAGCTGCGTGTAGTGGAGGTGGATGCCGCAGCCGGGGAGGACCGCGAGGTCCGCCTGGTTGTCGCTCGCCGTGGGGAAGGCGGTGCCCGCCTCCGTGAAGAGGAGCGGCTGGCCCTTGCCGAAGTACTGGAACCACTTCCCGCTGGCGACGTCCGGGTGCAGCTTCTTCCCGAGGATCGTGCCGTTCTTGATCGACCGGCTGGTGATGCCGCCGGTCGCCTTCTCCGTGCCCTTCTTCGTTCCAAGCGTAGCCATCTGTCCGTTCTCCTTCCAGAGGGTTACCCCTCAAATCCCGGGGGACGATGGCCGCCCCCCGGGGGCTCGGTTCACGCCGCGAGAGGCTCAGTCCCCGCAGATGGGGTCGTTGAGGTCCTCGAGCCGCGAGTTCGCCCGCGGCATGGTGTTGATGACGTTCTCGATGCAGCCGACGTAGGCCAGGAAGCCGGCCTTGAAGGTGCCCG